AGCGTGGGCGGTGTGGAGCTGGGCAGCCGGGAGCCCATTTTTGATATCGTGGTCAGCGCGGAGAAGAAATCAACGTTCAGCCGCCTCTCCCAGAATGAGACGGCAAAAGAGTGCTACCAGCTGGGGTTCTTTGCCCCGCGGAACGCGGACGCGGCATTGGCGGCGCTGGAAATGATGGATTTTGAGGGCATTGAAAAAGTCCGCCAGCGGGTGCGCCAGAACGGCACGCTGGCCCAGAGGCTGGAACAGCTGCAGAGCCAGCTGGTGCAGTTGAAACAAGGGCCCCTGAGCGGCCCGGGAGAGAACCTGAGCACGGCGGCAGCGGCAAGAGCGATGAAAGGAGCGGTTTCATGATCAAAGTGACCTATACCGAACTGGACGGCCCCAGCGGCCCGACCCTCCGGCTGGAAGCGGCGGGCCATGCGGGCTATGCCCCGGCCGGGCAGGACATCGTGTGCGCCGGGGCAAGCACCCTGATGCAGACGCTGGTCTATCTGCTGGCCGGGGAGGAAAGTGCCAAAAGCGATGCCTGGGACGAGCCGGAGGGCCCGCGCCTGGCCGTGACAGCGGCTGCCCCGCGGAAGCCCTGGGTGGAGGGAGCGTTTGAATTTGCCAAGGCAGGTTTTGCCCTGCTGGCAGAGCGCTACCCGGACAACGTGCGCTTTGCGGACCTGAGCGGCCGCGGGGAGCAGTGCATGGTGGACCTGCAGCTGTTTGCGGAGGGGGAGGGCGGTGTCGCCCCACCGCCTGTTCCTGCTCCGGCGCTGAGCCGCGCTCAACAGCAGCAGGCCATTGCGTCGGGCACGATGAAAGCAGCGGAGGCAGAGGCCCCGGCGCAGCCGCCGCGGGAAGCAGTGGCAGAAGAAGCCGGGGAAACAGAGCAGCCGGAACCGGCGGCAGAGCCCACGGCACCGGCAGTGCCGGAAACACGCCTGCCGCCCCGTCTGCCCGCACCGGGCCGTGGGTTTGTGGAGCAGCTGCACGCCCAGTGGGCGGCGGAGGAAGCCCTGCTGCGCCGGGACGTGCCGGGCTTCTCCCTGAAAGCAGAGCTGCGGGACCCGGAGATGCGCCGCCTGATGCAGCTGCCCGGGATGCGGCTGGGGGATGCCTACCGTCTTGCCCATTACAGCGATGCCCTGCGCCAGACAGCCCGGACCGTGGAGCAGGGGGTGGTGGAGCGGATCCGGCAGCGGGCCTCCCGCCCGGCGGAAAACGGCACCCGCCCCGGCAGTGCGGCGGTGACCAGAGCGGACGTGGCCAGCATGACCCGGGCCCAGCGGGAAGCGCTGGAGCGGCAGGCGCTGCATGGGGTGCAGATCAAGTTTTGACCTCTCACCGCTGAGGTCTGGCTTCGCCAGCGCCTTGCGGAGCTCCCCTATCAGGGGAGCCAAGAATCAATGTAAGAGGGAATTCCCTCTTTTAAAAAGCATTTTACTGATACAGAAAGGACAAATGACATGAAAAACTACGAAATGAAGATCGATCTCCAGCGGTTCGCGGATGCGTCGGCCGGCCTGAACAACACCACGGCCACCATGACCAAGGAGATGAAGACCTTTTACGAGAAGCGCCTCATCGACCAGGCAGAGCCCCGCCTTGTGCATGACCAGTTTGCGGACTACTACCCCGTGCCCCAGAACGGCGGTAAGACCATTGAATTCCGCAAGTACGACAGCCTGCCCAAGGCCTCCACGCCTCTGACGGAGGGCGTGACCCCCAACGGCCAGACCCTGAACGTGACCACGATCACCAGCGACCTGCACCAGTATGGCGGCTGGACCCCGCTGACCGATGTGCTCCAGATGACGGCCATTGACAACAATGTGGTGCAGGCCACCCGCGTGCTGGCCAGCCAGGCGGGCCGCACCATGGACAGCATCACCCGCGACGTGCTGGCAGGCGGCACCAATGTCCTCTATGTGCCCAAGGTGGCGGAGGACGGCACCGAGACGGCCGTGAACAGCCGCAAGGCGCTGGACAAGACCTGCACCCTGACCCCGAAGATCTTCTTCCGGGCCGCGGCGCAGCTGGGGGCCATGAACGCGGACCCCATCGGTGACAGCTACATTGCCATCATCCACCCCTATGCGGCCTACGACCTGAAGACCAGCAAGGAGTTTGTGGAGGTGCACAAGTACGCCGACCCGGACACCATGTACCGCGGCGAGATCGGCAAGCTGGGCAACATCCGCTTCGTGGAGACCAGCGAGGCCAAGATCTGGCGGGATGAGACCTGCCCAACCGGTCTGGCTGTCTTTGGCACGCTGGTGCTGGGTGCCCACGCCTACGGCGTGACCGAGCTGGAGGGCGGCGGCCTGGAGCACATCGTCAAGCAGCTTGGCTACGGTGACGACCCGCTGAACCAGCGCGCCTCCGTGGGCTGGAAAGGAATGCGCGCGGCGGAGCGTCTGGTGGAGCAGTACATGGTGCGCGTTGAGAGCGTGTCCAGCTACTCCGGCATGGTGACGGCGAACTAAAGAGTGCTGGCCCGGCAGGACCTCTCAGTCTGCTGCGCAGACAGCCGTTCCCCTTTCGGCACTTGCGTGCCACCTCCCCCGGCCGGGGGAGTCTTTCCTAGCAGGAAAGACTCCCTC